GGACAACACCCGTAGGTAAATCCATAATCCGAGGCATCGTAATCTTGACACCATCGGTCTCGAACGTGTAATCAGTTTGTGCGGCCATGCGGCATATCCTCCGTTAGTTATTAGTTAGTTTGCGGCTGAGGCCGAGTAGGTGGTGGAAACCTACCCGGCCCCATGTAATCTCAGCGTCGCCGCACGAACGCCAAGAATCTTTATTACGGCTCGGTTGAACCGAAATCGGTGAACAGCTTGGTAGCCACAACCTCGCTGGCGTCAGCGTAAGCAGTGATGGTTACCGTGTAGCCGATAGCTTCACCCGAAGCGAGCGTGCGCTCTCCCACAGCGGTGATTTCACCGGCAGGGATGTAGGTACGCTCGATGGACGAACCGTCGATAACGTCGATGACGAAAGACTGACGGCCACCGCTCTGGCGCGGGTCAATAGACATTGTTCCCGTGCTCAAGGTAGCGCCGTAGTAAAGTTCCACGACGTTGGTGTTGGTCTCAATGAAAGTCATCTCTACAGAGTAAGTACCCTCAGAGGTGATTTCACGGACCAGAGAACCGTCTTGCCAGCTGCGAATCTGCTCGGTCGAACGGTCGATGGTCTCAACGATTCCATCAGCCGATACATAACCAAGGTCAGAGAACGCGGCGTCAAGGCTGTCATCTGCGTAGCTGGGTCCAGTCGTGCCCGTAGGGGCGACGTAAACTGCACCCGTGACTGCAACTCTTACGTTGTCAGAGTCAAGAGCCATTGTTACTCCTTTTCTAAGTGAGGTCAGTGCCTCGATGATTTACGGCAAAGCGTAGAAATCTGCGCTCGCCTTGTAGGTCCGAAACGTCTTGGATGGACGACTCAGGCACAGTGTCAGTGATTGGGTTGCCGTCAGGCAGGTCATCGAACAGAGCCATCACAACCAAAGCCAAAGCTTCAGCGTTGCCATAGCTTGTCTCGTAAATGTTCACGCCGATACTGTCTTGCATGATTGTCTTAGACAACCGAGCGCCACCGTCGCGACGGAGAATCACTTGAGACGTACTGTCATTGGCTTTCACACCAACTCGAGTAGACGAATAACCCCGCGAATCCAAAGCAGTATCAAGACGGGTCACAAGATGTGACATGAGGTCACTAAAAATAACGGCATCTGCCATTAGGTCTTACCTCCCCGTCTCGTCGGCTTGAATTGCGACTTCTCACCTCGTCGACCGCCAGCCAAACTCAAAGCCCGGCCCAGGTCACCCGTGTTGGCCTCGTCATAGACAGACCCTCGAGCTACCTTCGCCCTTGCCCTTGTTCGACCGTTACGCTCGACAATTAGTTCACTGCCAGGCAAAGCAGCTTGCACCCTTCTCATGCGGGCCTCGAGCATCCCAGCGATTTCTTGCGACTTGAGAAGCTCCCGCATCCCGTAAGAATTGAGAACGACATAGCCGCCGCCGCCTTTGATACGACTAGCCACTTGTCTGCCTCTGCAAGTCGACCACAACGCCAGGGCTCCACGAGCCCAATCCGTCTTTCCACTCGAACGCTTCACCGTCGACCTCGTAGTATCGACCGCGAACCAAAAACTTGTCATCGTCGTCGACCACAGTGCCCGCCGGCAAGTACACCGTCAGACCCTCAGTGACAACAATCTCGTCCGGGTTGAAATTACTACCTGTGACGCGAGCCGATACAATCGCGCTGACCGTTGTCTCGGTCTCGACGATAATCGGCTCACCGTAACTATCGGTAGAACTCGAACTTCGTTTGATTTGGGTAATAGATTCCATAGTTCCCATTGCCAATCGTGGATGCTGAGCGGAAAGACAAGTCCCGGTAGGACTTCGCCACATTCATGTCGACAGGCGACATTCTTACCTGTCCGCCTACCGCCCAAGTTGCATAAGACTGGGAGAACGGCCCGACCGATTGCTGTTGAATACCAGCCGCCGCGTCAGACGGAATCTGCAAAGTCCTAACAACCATCCCCGCGACAGTGGCGACCACGTCGTTAGGGATGTCTGCGCTGCCATGCTCATAGTTCACGATGACTGGCGTGTAGCTGCCCAAGTCATACAACGATTGGTGGCCATCGAATGTGTAGTCGATTGTCACCCCGTCAATATCAGTGACCGAAACCACCTCAATGACCGGACGCTGTACGAGACGGATAATGCCGTCACGAGGGAAGAGCCTCACAGTCGATTCGCCCACCTCGAACTTTTGCACCGCGACGTTGACAAACATGGCAGACGCATCGGTCAACCATGCTGTTGCTTTCGTGGTTTCGCCAGCTGTCAGTGAGCGACCCAATCGGGCCTCTACGTCAGCAATCGTAGCCAGGGCCATCGTGAACCTTTCTGAGTCGTGGTGGGGCTGACCGTGAGAAGCCAACCCCACCAAACTGTTTCGTTATTAGGCGGAGACGTAGCTAACTACAGCCGCAGCCTTGACGATTTTGCCTCCGTAGACGTTGAGCCCGCGGACTATGTCGGCAAATTTTGTCTGGTTACGCAGTGACTCAACCCGCTCAATCTGGCTGACAAAAGCAACCATGTCCCGGTGGTATCCGACAGCTGCCGGAGTTCCAGAGGACGAGAGCAGCGGGCTCTCCAAAACGGTGAAGCCGTAGAGACGACCAATCACACCGTTGCGGAGTTCGTTGTCTGCACCAGCAACGCTGGCGTCATCGAGACCCTGAATCAAAAGGTCAGCCATGTCGGGGTTGACCACAACAAAGCGGTCAGACGCGGGGACCTTAGCGAGAGCCATAGACTTGCGGATTGCACGAATAGCAGCCTTAGCCTCGTCAGCGGTGTCCACAACCACGGAGCCAGTGTTGGCGGCAGTTGCGCCGGCCAGCATCAGGTCAACGAGGTAGTTTTCTGCGTCCTCAGCCAGCGCACGGCCAGCGGAAGCAACCCAGGGACCGAACTCAGAGGATGCCTGCACGCGGTCGACGTCGTCAACGTTCACAGAGAACGCTTTTTCTTGGTCGATGGTGAGCTGCACCTCGGTGTCGGCCAGAGCCTCAGCGGTGATGGAGCGGGTAGCGCTGTAGTCCGAAATGGTCGGAGTAGTAGCGTTGATAATGTGGACAGTTGACCCAGCGGTCACGTTGCCAGTAAAGGCAGTGCCGAGAGTCGGGATAACAACCTGATTGGCAATGAACTCGGTGGAAACACCGGCGCTCCATACCTCAGGAATAAACTGGTCAATAGCCATTGGCTATAACCTCCTAATTCTTGTTGAGTAGGTAATCAAGGCGGCCATCTTGACGCGCCTTGAGGATTTCTTGGGGTGACATATCCTGCAACTCCTCACGCGACCGAATCGAGGCAAGCTTGGCGTTATCGCCACGCGAACCCTGACCCAGGTCAACCTTCGGAGCCTCAGTAGTCACCGTGTTAGATGCAACCCATGTCTGAATCGCCTCACTGTCAATTTCCCCATCGGGAGAAATAAACTCTTTACGGTCAAAAGCAAGCGCCGCCTCAGGGGAAACGAAACGTCCCTGAGTCGCTGCCTTGAACTCTGCGTCGACCAATTTTACAGCCACCTCTTGCAAGACAGACTGCCGCGCTTCCGCGACCAACTTTTCTTGCTCAGTCAACTGGGATTTCTTGATTTCGTCTAGTTCTTTCGCAGCGGCAGCGTTGTCTCGAGCGCGACGCTCGTGCTTCCGTGATTGCTCTTTCCACTTGGCAAGTTCGCTTTCCAGGTCTACGGCCGCTGACGTGTCGTCGGCTACCTCGACCTCAGCTTCTTGCTGGGGTGTCTCTTCAGTTGTATCTACTACTTCAGTTGTTTCTTCAGACATTGAGTTGTCCTTCCTCGTGTCGATTCAGGTTTGCCCGTGTCGGGCTTGGTCCACCGAGCTAGTCGGTGAAATCTTCAGGTCGCTCACGCTTGAGCTGTTCCCAAGCTGCGCGAATGTTGTCGATTGCAACCTCAGGCGGGTTGTCAGACAAAGCGTCGAGTGAATCTCTAATGGATGCCGGTAAACCGGTGTCGGAAATAAGCCGACCAGCCAAAGACTCTTCCAGCGCTGCCTCAAAATCAGCGTCAGTAACCGGAACGTCAAGCCTCATTTTCCAGGGCCTCCGTGTAGTTCTTGAGCAGTCGCTCAGCGATTTTCTTTGAAAGCGGGGCTGCGGCTTCGCCGCGAATCTCGTAATCCGCGAAAGCTTCAGCAATAAGCTCTCGAGGGTCGCTTGCCGCGTAGCCACTCAGCTCTTCACGGATAAACTCGCTCCGAACGATGTTGCCGACGTCTGGCGAATAGCCCTTTTCCGCAAGCCAGCTCTTATACAGGTCGTTTATCAGAGCGTTTGGCTTCGTCTTATACTTGCCTTGATAATCGAGCAGGTGACCGTACTCGTGCGTCGTCACATAGCGAATTGGGTCGACCTCACTAGCAAGCCAGGTGGGAAAGTGGCCTCGCTCTGAAGCTTCGACAACATCCGCCGCCCCAGAGCCACTCGTCAGGAGTTGCTGAGTGAAAGAAATCTCTTTATTCTCGAAGCTGCCTTTGGTGGCCGAAGCGTAAGCCAGTGCGTTATTTTTCGCGGCAGCCGGGCCTCGGACCGTAACGATATTGACCGGGTATTTTTCCTCAAGGTCAATCAGAGTATCGGCGATGGTCTTGGTTGCATCGAGCCGCTCACGATTTATCTTCGCAATGTCTTGGCCAGCAAACCCGAGCGCATTGTCCTCGAGCGTTATCGACCAGCCCTCTTGACGAGAGTTGAAAATCTCTCCCATAATCTCAGCGACTTTTTTGGGAGTCTGAGCCGCAGCAACTCGTCTCTTAGCTTGTCGAGCCGAGGATGCCAGGCCAGCAACCGCGAGGTCAATGCCCTCTTGCTCAAGTAGTTGTGCCGCCGTCTGGGTAACGAGTTGCTCGCGTAAACGCTTACGCTCCAAAATCTCTTCTAGCGTCAAAAACTTTTCGTTACGGCGTGTCAGGATGGGGCCAAGCTCACCGTGTTCGCGAATTGAAATCAGCGTGAAATCAGCGAGCCGAACACCGTCTTTATACTGGACAGCTTTGCCAATTCCGAGGTCTCTAGCCCCAGGGTCGTCAACACCAAACCGATTTTCAAAGGCTTCGTGAATCCGGTCAAGATTGTATTGGTCAATCACCTGGCCGGGGTCAGTGTCGCCATAGATGGGCAGCTCACCGCAATCGCAGCCAGGGTGAATCGGGTTGAGATTGTTCTTGTTGTACCGCTGAGTCGATGGCACATAGCAGAGACCACAGTTCTCAGCACCGGTCAGCACACGAATATAACCAACAATGTTTCTGTTGCCGCGCCTCGAGAAGAGGCTTGCTTTGCGTCGCGCCAGTTGCACATCAGTCTGAGCCAAAATCCTGGCCCTTGCACCACCGGCGGCCACAGCATCGGTCATTGAGAAGCCCTTGCTCAAGGCCTTGTAAACCTCACGGAAAGGTCTGGCCTGGTAGGGCTCTTGTCGCTCACCGAACACCCGCAGATTCTCCGGCGTGAAATCCTCAGCGCGAATCTTAGGCGCTGTGAACCTCTTGCCGTTAGCCCTGGCAACTTCGGAGTGAAAACCGGCCGCCATTCTCGCCGCTTGGATTCGAGCGCCGAAAAGAATGTTCTCGTACTCTTCGACAAACTCTTGGATGTAGCCGTCACGGTAATCAGGCAAAGCGTAAAACGCTTTCTCGGCGGCCTCGCCAGCTTTCTTGATAAGCGACGTGCTCATGTCGCCATACGCCTCGATTAGCTCGAGTTCACTGGCCATGGGCTACCCCGTTATTGCTTGCTGAAAGACCTGTTCTCCACGACGTTCGACTTCCATCTCCTCGATAGCGGCGGGAGAGAACTGACCAACCAAAGCCATCCGAGAACGGAACGGCACATCTTGGAACTTGGCGTTTGCATCCGCACGCTCAGCCAGCGAGTAACGCTCAGCCGGCTTCCACAAAGGCTCAAGGTCGAGCAGCTCAGCCCGCTCGTCATCACCAAGCCAACGGAACATGAGAGACATCGCCTTTGACCATCCAGCGGTCACACGGTCGATACGGTCCTCAGTTTTGAAAACCAAGCCTTCACGAGCCAGAGAAGCTCCCTCAGCGGACCCGATCGCA